CCCATAAAGTCACGATACACAGAGGCTCGTATAGCAGGTAATGTTTTTCTAGCTATTGTAATTATTTGTGGTTTCTTCTGTGTCAAAATAATGTGTATTATATATTGACATATAGCGTAGGTTTTTCCGGACCTTGTGCCTCCTTGAAAAATTTTAATCCTTTTTTTGCTGTCTAAGCATTGATAAAACTGAATATTACAATCTACTTCTTTGACGGCTTCCATTTAATTACTTCTGTCTTAACTCCACCGGTGTGCGATATCTCTTGTCTCTCAACATATCCTCGGTCCTTAGCTTTAGTCTTGAGATAAAAAATTGTTGCTGTTGGATTGCCGTCTTGTATTTGTTTGAAAAGCTGACTTTCAGCAAAGTCTTTTGCTACATTAGCAAGGTCATCGACTTGTCTTTTAAAGGTTTTATCCTGTTTATAATATCTATAAAAAGTTGTCCTGTCTATGCCAACTTGTTTACATGCAGTTGTGACAACCCCCAAAGACTTCTCTAAGGATTCTAATAATGCTTTTTTAGTGTGTTGTATTTTGTTGTTTTTCATATTAAAAAAGTGCCGTTGTCAATTTACATCAAAAATACTTAATCTAATCTTAACAATTAAACATATTTTATTTGACGCAGGCACTAATCTAACCCATTGAAAGCTTTTAGCGGATAGAATACTAAAGTATTACGGTATCCATTTTCTTTAGTTGGAATTATTGGAGTGACTCCATGTACATTTTTCCATGCAGGATATACCAAAAGAGAGTTATCTTTTGAATCGACTGTTATATCGTAGTCTGGCACGCTTGTATTTCCACCTGTTGAGTCTTTTCTTTTTGCAATAATAACATTAGCACAGCCTTGTAAGTTTGCTCTATCTATATGAAAAGGAGCAGGTATATTGTAATTTGAAATAGAACTTGTAAATAAATTTCCAAATCTCCATTTTTTTGCAACGTTTTTTGTTATGATTTTCTTTTGTTCTTTATATAAACTAGGTATAATATCTTCAATTATTTTTTCAGATTCTAAACATAATAAATACATTGCCTTAATAAAAGTCTGTGCTGATTCTTTTCTATGTACACTTGAGATTGTAGGATAGGGCCTCCTCATATGCGGTTTAGGTGGTATGCTACCTATTATTGTAGAATATTGTAACACCTCTTTGTCTTTATTGCCATCTGCGAAACCAGAGGAACGCTTCATAGTTGATTTAGGAACCCTTTTGCTTCTTAATTCATTATCAGCTATGTCAGCAAGCTGTGCGGCTTTTTTGTATTTTTTAGAAAGGTCAGCTATAAAGAATCCTACAGGCTCGTTATCTAAGTAAAAAATAGTATCTTCTTTAACATTTGGTTCTATATTGCCGCAGTTATCACCAACTTTTACAGCATGTTCTCTAAATTTTAAATCTAATCTTTTCATTTACTCATATATATATTCATAGCCATTGGAAACCAATTCTGTTGCCACAAGATATTATTTTTATTTTGTAAAATTTTATTATCAGTAAAATTTTTATAATTTACCGATTGAAAACTGATTGCATTTCTTAATTTATCTATACTGTTATCTACATCAAAACTCCATTCAAAAACTAATTTTTTAAAATCAGTCAATATGTTCTGTAATATCATTATTTCTGCACCCTCGATATCCATCTTACAACAATCATATTTTTTTTGTACGGAATCAAAATTTACACAATCTACCTTAATTCCTTTGTTGTTCCATTTTTTTACAATAGAGTTTCTCCAAACTTGATTCTTATTGCCGATAAAGAGATAACAACTTTTCATATCATTATGGACCAATGCCTTTTGATAAATGTTAGCATTATAATTATTTAGTTTTAAATTTTTTTCAATGATTTTACAGTTGAATGGGTCTGGTTCATAGATGTCAACCTTTGCACCCTTACTCAAACATAGCAGAGCAAAAGCACCAACGTTGCCACCGCAGTCAATCCAATATTCATCATTGTTTATTTGAAAGTCTTTTTTTTGATAAATGTTCCTGCCAATAACTTCATCAAATGTTTTTTTATCTGAAAAACCATCACGATGATAAAATTCGATGCCGTTTATTTCTTCTCTAATTAACTTCATCTTTTTTCTTAGATAATAATTCGATTAGTAGTTTACCTAAATTATAATCTTTTTCTCTAAAAAATTTAATAAGATTAAAACCCGTTTCATAATCATCATTATCAAAAGGTATTTGTATTGCTTTTTTAACATTGCTCTGCATCTCTGAAAGTTGTTCAGAGAGGTCCTCATCATCTAAAAGAGAATAGTCTGGTTCATCTTCATAAAATGGAACCTGCATACCCCAATCATTAAGCTCATCTGTTTCCCACTCATTAGATAAAGTGTCCCAGTCCCACTCACCAAAAGAAAGATTGTCTTTAATAATAAATTCTTTTTTTTGCTCATCGGTCCAACCATTAGCAACGTCTACATAAACAAATTCTAGACCGGCAGCCTTTAAAGCTTTAAGTCTCATATTGCCACCTAGAACTGTATTATTCTCATCTACAATCAAAGGCCTTTTTTCTAACATCTCAGGAAAATCCTGAATTGACTTTACTAAATTTTTGAATTTAAAGTCACTTATCACCCTCGGGTTGGAAGTGTTTTCTTTAATTTCTTCTATACTAACTAATTTTTTTGTATTCATTTAACAATATTTTTTAACAATATTACTGTATTTAATATTTTTTCCCTCAATTTTATGTTTAAAAAAAAAATACAGGTACCATAATTCTTTTAATTGTTTTTCAACTTCTGGCTCGTTTCTATTATATTCATCATCAACCGGAAATAATGAAGCAAGTGCATAAATCATTCTAAATGTTTTATAATCATCATCTAAGTTGTATAAATCTTCCTTTGCTTTGGTTTTGTTTTTTGTGATAAAGTTTTGGATTTTACTCAATAAAATTTTTTTATTTTTCCTCACATCCTAAAAGTAGGATAAAATCCTTTCTTTTAATAACCTTATTTTGATATTTATATATTTTTATTTTTTTTGTCTGTTTAAGTTGTAAGCTGTTTTCTTTGTCAAATAAAGATTTCTTTAAGTTATCAACATCAAAAAAAACCTCTCTACTTTTGGCATTAAACACAGTAAAGAGGTTTATCATTGTTCGACAGCAATTATCTGTCTCTCCGTAAATTTCATTATTATTATCTATATAATAGTATTTAGTCTTTGATTTTTTTCGTTTCTGTAACTTCTTCCTCAGCTTCATTTTTCTCTAGTTCTTCTACCTTTGGCGGTTGCACACCAAATTGCTCTAAAGCCTGTAAAACTAATGAAGATTCTGATAATGTAAAAAGTCCGCTCTTATTTGCTTTCTCGCAAACAGAAACTAATAATTGTGTGGCCTGTTCTCTTGTCATAATTTGTTTATTTATATCTACCTGTTTTTAAATCGTATTGTATGAAACAGCTTCCTAAAGTACCGTTCAAACGTTGGGACTTCATTTTGACTGTTTCGAACTCAACAAATTTAATATGTTTTTCTTGATTTAAAAGTAAAGTGTCAACTAAATCTTTACCCTTGATTTTTTCCGCTACTTCATTATCATCAAGTCTATGCATAATTACCATACAGTCAGTTTTGTTGAAATGCATAGTCCCGCCCGCAAGCGAATAAGAATTGGCTCGAGGCTTAATATTGGCCCTGCTTAAGCTTGGAGTCTTTGGATGTTCTATATAAGTCATTATACTATCATTATTTTTTGCAAATTGTTTTAAAATTGTTAAGGTAAGCTTTAAGTATTGATACATATTACTTTCTCCTGCATTAGATTCTACTACCCAGTTTAATGGGTCAATAATGAAATTATTAAAACCTTTTTCAACATAATCCTCAAATTTATCTACGAGTGAGTTTATTGTAGGCATTTCATCATTGTTCTCAAGAAATGCAAAATGATTGCTTATAAATTCTAAAGCTTTATTCATTTCGTTCTCTTTACAAGTGTCACCGTATAAAGGATTTACATTTTTACCTAAATAAGCTTGACATAAGTTTAGCACAAGTTCAGCAGTATTTGTTTCCGGTGAGT